CAACCAGTAGATGTTGTTCTTCCTGATAGATACATTTGTTCAACGCCGATTAAATAGCCGTTAGTCCAGTGTTGTGGTGCGACATCAAACTCATCATTCATGTTAGTTGGCACGCCATCAGTCGCGATTTGATTGTAAGCAGTTAGACGACCGCTCGCGATCACAGATTTATTGTCGCCTGAAATAACTAATCCTCCTTGAGATTGTGTTGTTAATTGAAAATCAACAGCGCAAGAATCTGAAGCGATAACATCAGGTGTTGCTGCTCCATCGTCAGAATACTGAACAGCGATGTTATGAATACGCAAAACTGTTTTGCCTAGAGCATCAACTACCGCTCCAAGATCAATGGGTTCTTGGTTAAATGTCCCTGCTTTGCTTAGTCTTATGCTTTGTCTCAAAAAGAACGAATCGGTTCGTGCCATGACTCTCGGGTGTATTTCCGGTTTATGAACATTGTTTACCGGATTTCGGAGATTTCCACGATCGCAACTGACTTTATCCAATCCGCGAAGCGGTGAATCAGGTAAACCCGAGTCGCCTAGCCCAACCCTGCGGCTAGGAGGCCACGCCGCACCTACTCGGAACAAGGGGTCATATATTCTATAAACTACCCGCCCAATGTATCAAAAAAAGCAATATATTATATTATGATAGCATTTCCGCGTATCATGAGATGCATATATTGTGCCAAAATGATACAAAGAAAAGACCCAATGATGATGATTTGCGAGCCTTGTTGGGATAAACAAAGGGGGTTGTGAGCAAATGAAGCAGTTAATCAGTGCAACTTTGAGCAAAGAAGCAGCAGAAGTCTATAACAACTGGGAGAAACAGAAAAAGAGTGCAATTCTCAGCGATCTAATTGTAAAAGAGAACGGAAATCGGGAGCATATAATCGCTTTACAGCGACGCAATTCGTTACTTCAAGCCAAAATGGCCGAAATGAATGTGAAAATTAAACTGAAAGAGGGCTTGACACCCCTAGTTGAGGAAGTAAATGAGTTGTTAATTGGGACAATATATTATCAATACTGGGAAAAACCTTCTACGATCGTAGAAAAGAAAGAAGAAATGAGTCCATTAGACAAGATGAATGAAGAAGCATTCAAGAGAACAGGAAAATATCTGTTCTAATTATTAATATCTTGAGCCACACCTTTAATCATCTGAAGTATTGCTTCATTTTCTGAGATCTTGATTGGTTCTAATACTACAAGATAGTTGTATCTTCTTTCAGGAGAAGTAGTAAAGTTAGATGATACATATGCATTAACATACAAATGACGATTTACCACATGATCAGGATCAACAAGTGCTTGATTATCTTCTAAACCGGTCGGACTTGTTATGAAATCTGTTGCAGCAGCCCTCATATTATATCCTTTAGCCATCCAACCAAATTGTCTGTTATCATTTACTGTTACAGTATCATCGAATCCTACTGGATCTATTGTGTCAGTAGCAAGTGAAGCAGTAAGTAATAATTGACCGTCACCCGTTCCAGTTTCAGCACGATATGTTTCAGGCCAAAAATAGAATGACTTTACTTTCCATGCTCTGGATAAATCCGCAGCCTCATAAGAAAATATTTTGTTATTAGTGCTTCTTGCATTATCTACTATGTCTATGCTTCCTCTGAATGTTAATATTCTACTCATTTTAATTCCTTCCTTGTTAATCTATGAGCCTTTTTCATTAGAACCGATATATCTGTCCTAGGATGTTTACGCTTCATCGCCTTCAGATGTTTGCCAAACACCCTTTGATATCTAGAAACCTTTCTTTTTTTCTTTGGTAATGGGATACGATCGCTTCTAGATGGTTTAGATCTAGTAGAAGAAACGCTAGGAGATCGGCCAGTTGATATTTCTCGTAATTCTTCGCGTGTAAATCCTCCTGAATCTCCGAGAAGGATTGCCTTTACGATCGCACTCGGAACAGAAGTGGATATCAACGCGTCGAGATATGCCCTGGCTGCCTTCTCAACTCTGTCGGGAGACACCATATATTTCACCAAAATTATTGTTGTGAAAGCGCGAGTGCCATAGCAGATGCTTGAGTCATTGTCTCAGATGTGCATTCCATCACTAAAGAAACTACGATATCTTCTTTCCAACCAGTAGATGTTGTTCTTCCTGATAGATACATTTGTTCAACGCCGATTAAATAGCCGTTAGTCCAGTGTTGTGGTGCGACATCAAACTCATCATTCATGTTAGTTGGCACGCCATCAGTC